ATGAATTTAAAGAATTCCCTTACATTATGTAGTGTTTTTTCAAACGTTTTCTTTAAGTAGGTTAGAAATATAATATATTTATTATTGCAGTTACTAATTTTAATAAAGTGTATATCTGTATGAGTCCTTTTCTCTCTGTATAGCAGATGCGAAATCGGAACCCTTTGAACTGGGCATATCACCGTATAAAAAGTTTCCAAAACTGGTTTGGTCCCCTGGTTGAACATTTGTATTCGCTGTGCTAAAAAATGCTCTATTCGATTGGTCTAATTCGAACTCTTGCCATAAGTCGCCGAAAAGTTGTTTATTTGTATTCTTAATGCTAGGGTTCATCATCTGGACAGAACGTTTTACATTTTTAGTAATGTCTTCATCCACGTCAACATTGAAAGATGGTGGTGCGGATTTTCTTTCAGGATCATCCATAATTTGCGTTAATAAAACATTACTAAATGGATTTTTTTTATTGCCTTCTTTAAATTCAGTTTTTAATACATTATCTAAAGTAACGGGATTTACGTAGGAATTCGGTTTTTTGTCAAACATTCCGGTCTCTTCATTCCCTTTCAAGTTGAAACCTTCATTTATCATTTCTTTTGTGATCTTCTGCTTTCTCATTGTAAATAATATAAAAATACCCAAAACTGTCATAACGCCAACAAATAAAATACGATGAGACATCGTTAAAACATACCCTAAAATAGTAATTAAAATGACCAACCTTGTTATGGCGTTCAGTTTTTGTTCATATGTCATATTTGTTGTAGGCCATAATTCAAATATGTATTCTTTATTAAATAATATTGTAGGATTATTTGTCCAAAATTGTATTGACATTATATATATAATCGTTTTAAAAAAGTTTTACTTAATCCACATAAATAATATATTTGAATAACTTTCATACATATTATTTTTAAATTTAACGTCTACGGGTTTTTCTTCGTTTTGTCTTTCTGCTTTTTTTGCTTTTTTTAGATGAACCACGACGTCTTCTGGTTTTGCGTCTTCCGCCGGTAATAGGTTCATTCGCTTCCTTAGCAGCAACATCACTTGCATCAGTATCAGAAGGCATTTCTTCTTGGATGGTTTCATCTAGTTCAACGGTAGTATCATCGACATCACCTTCACCTTGTCCACCAACCATCCATTTTTCGCCCTTGTCCTTTCTAACCTTGGCACGATGAATAGCATCCTTATAGTTCAATTTCTCTTCTTTTTGCACGCGCTTAACAAACGCAACCCATGCTTTAAGGCTTTTATTCACCTTTCTTTTTCCTCCGGTTAAAGTCATTATATACTACAACTATATAAATATTTTTACTAAATAATTATGTTTATTTTTTCTTCTTCTTTTTATTGCTTGTAGTATTATTATTATTTGGTTGCGGTTTTGCGCCTCTAGGCGTTCTCTCAACTTTTTCACCAGAATTAAAAATTTTAAGCAATTCGTCCTCTGTATATGCTGGTTTCGATTGTTGCGCGTTTGCATTTAGTTCGTCCATTTTTGCCTTAGTATTTGCTTCTGCTTTCGCACGCATTCTCTCTTTTGTTTGTGCCATCTTCATTTTTTGATTTAAATTTGCTTCCATTGCCGCGGTATTTACTTTTCCACCAAGACCGCCTAAATTACCCATACCCATTTTGTTTAACATTGCTTGAATATTCCCCATACCGGGCATATTTTTCATCTTATTCATCATATCAGTTGCCTCAGAAATAAGTTCAGACTCCTTAATATCCCCTGATTTAATCTTTGTATCTAATTTATTACCGACCGACTTTACCAGACCCATCAATTTTGTTGGGTTCTTAATAAGATTTTGAAATACGCTGTTCATATCAGTTGCGCCGTCTAATTCCATATTCAAATCTGCTGCTGTTTCTTCCGCAATTTCTCTAGCCAACTGTCCCAACTTACCGTCTAACATACCTGTAATATGACTGTGAATATCGTCGGCATTTGGTATATTTTCCATATTAATTCCATTACCTGATTCGGAATCTGATGCCATATTCCCACTCACGTCGAAGAGTCCCTGCATTTGCGTTAAGGTTTCCTCCAACTTGGACTTAAACTCTGCTTCATTTATTGCCTCAAACATTTTTGCTGTATCACCGAATGCATCCTTGTTTTCGAGGGTGCCGACGATTGAAAACATTATTAACTGAAGGTACTTCCAAATGGTCTCCTTTGTCTTATCACTAATATCACATTGCCATAAGTTTTTGAAATGGATTTGAGGTAAAAATTCGGTATCCATATCAGAGTCTTCTTTAAAGATTTCTTCGTTCTTATACAATATGTCGAAAAATCTGGGTGGAAACTTTTTTTTAGAATACTCGAATAAGACGTTGATACTTTTTGATTCGCCCTTTTCAAAAGCACTCTTCCTCTCTTCTTCATTCTCAATATGGTTATAATGTTCGCTTGTTTTCCACCATTTATTTATAAAAGAAACGTACTCTGGGAACGTCGTTTTTAAATCGCCGACAAAATCTCTTATAACTTTCGCGAATTCTTCCGGAACTACTTTACTGTCATTTTCTGTACTCATTTATTTAATATAAAATATATATATTTAAGTTAAATCTTAACAAAAATATATAAATGTATTATTTTTTAAATTTAATCAAAATAGAATTAAATATAAAATCTAAGCCTCGCACATAGCAGACAACCGTGTCAAATTTTGAATATATTTCATTGTTTTCGCTTGGTTCTCCGGACTCATATTTTTAACGGGATTTCTTAAGCGGTCAATCGAGTCCATAATTTTATCCGAGTTTTGCGACTTCGATAAGTCATTCGAATAATCCTTATTGACAAAGAATTCAATATTCCCTGCTAATATTTCAGCCGCATACTTATCCGCAATAAAAGCCCTCCAGATTTTCACAATCATCTTAGGGTTTGCCTTACGAATAGCAATGAGTGAGTTTTTAGCAGTTAGTATATCAACGTCTTCCGGAAAAACAGCATGAACGTCGTTTACAAATTCTACAAAATGGTCGTTAAAAGCGGTTAATATGTTTGCCATTAATTATATTCTGTATTTATTTTTAAATTGCTTTTATATTAAATTTAATAATATATAATTTTTAAATTATTCAATTTCTATAAGTGTTAAAAAAAGAATTATAATTTTATAAAAATTATGAAAAAGTAGTAAATGAAAAAGTAGTAAATGAAAAAAACAGATAAAAACAAAAAAATTGAAATGCTTTTTTACATTTTACCATAACGTAAAAAAGCAACGAGTGATTAACAATAAGTTATAAAAAAATGACCCAATACATCCAACCCGGTACCGAGAGTAAATTTGTGGCACCTATCAAGAGCACTCCTCGTGGAATTACTTGGCAGTGTGCGAATGTTCCGTGTAAAGTTGAATCCAATAATGGAGTAAATATTAAATTGTTACCATTTAACGGGAAATCTTTTACAATTCTTAATGAAAATTTCGTAAGCGAGTTTTATCATTTAGATAGTGATGAGGTTTATGTTTATGCACCAAATTCAACTTACCCTGATAGAAAGATAGCAATTTCGGAATTCTACATTAAATCAATGTCAATAAAAAAACTAAAGAAACATTTTGAAAGTAAAAAAAATATTTTGGATGCAATTGAAAAAGCAGAACAAGACGCATACCATTCCAAAGGCAATCAATTTTGCGCAACTATTGATAAGTATAATACGTATAAGGCTGACCCAAAGACAAGTAAATTAGAGAGGGTAGGTGACCCAATATTTAATCGTTCAGTTAGACATTCGCCACCTATTTCGAAAATATTTAGTCGCGAAGATTTCGAAAATTCGCCAAGTTATCCGGCACCCATCGGAATCAGAGAAGAAGATTTTGCGTGGCCCAGCGAACAAAATGAAATTCTTATTGAACTATTAAATCAAATATTTAGTTGTGAAAATGCTCCCGCATGTCCAGAAGAAATTATAAGTGAGTTCGGATTAGACATTAAACATGATTCTCATATGTGTTTATGGTGCGGTAACGTAATGGATATCTCAATAATGAATCAAGACTATTGTTCAAAGGAGCACTCCGTCAATTTCTGTCATAGAATTCCTGAACTAGGCACGAAAAAAGGGAATGTTTATATCGGTCATTGCTCTTGTAATAGAGAGCAAGGTGGTTATTCTGAAGCGGAGCGAATCGACCAAATTATTCGTCTAGCTAAATATAATCCTGCTTATAGAGAGAAGATTTTGAAAGAGCTTGCATAAATTTACTAAAAATAAATAAATAAAAATAAATAAAAATAAAAATAAATAAAAATAAATAAAAATAAATAAAAATAAATAAAAATAAATAAAAATAAAAATAAATAAAAATAAATAAAAATAAATAAAAATAAATAAAAATAAATAAAAATAAATAAAAATAAATAAATAAAAATAAAAATAAATAAAAATTTGTATATTTATATATAAATTTTTAGTTATTTTTTATTATACTCGAAAACGCTGTAATGTCTCAAGTGTTTCCAGTATTTTTTTTGTTGTCACAATATCAACACTTTTATTGTCTATCAGAAATTCTGATATATCATCGTCTGATAATGATGCCATAATACTTCCAGTCAAATATGCGTTATGTTGGTTTCTAAAGTTACTACTCATTATATTTGAAATTAATATATAAAGTGCATTTATATTATTTGGTCTTATTACGGAGACGCCATTTGTAGAAATATAGTTGTCATTATCGTCTAATATAACGCAATACGACATTGTACCTTCTAATTTACTTACAAGAATATCATATTTTTTCAATGTATATTTTGCTCTTGAAGGCAATTCCCAACCATATAATGATTTATAACCATATAGCGGTGAATTAATCTCACTAATATCAATGTACTTATACAATTTCTTTTTATCTATTTTTGTGGTTGTGGTAATTATTTCACACAACGAATTTAATTTTACTGCTCCTGAAGATTTAAGATTATCTACAACATCCAAATAACTTTGTAAATATCTTTTTATATCCAAAATATTTAATGTTAAACTCCCCTTATTAATATATTCATAACCATACTCTGAATGAGTATTTATTGTTTTAATGCCTAATATACTATTATCATTTACAAAACTACAAAATGAATCATATAAATCATCCAAATCGTTATCTAAAACTGGTTTTCCCTTATCATCAAATATAGTTTGACCCGTTTCCTTTACTATTTTATATTTCAAAGGCGTATCCTTTTTGGTTAAATTATATCCTATATTATTTAAATTAGAAATCAACATATTATACGGTTGTTTGTCTTCCGTTGTTTTTTTTTGAATTATTAACAGATATGTATTTACGCCTGTTCCACTTCGCTTAAATGTGTTTTCCGGAAGTGATATAGACGCAATCAACCTATTCTTTAAAATTAAATCTCGCATTTCGCTACACGTTTTGTTTCCATTTCCTACATAACCAGAAGGAACAATAATGAATAAAATACCATTTTCCTTTAATAGTTTCAATCCTAACTCTAAAAATAATATTCCGATTTCTTGCTTTTTTTTCCCTTTACCTAACTCAAATTTATTTAATATATTTTCATCTGTTATTACGGTGTTGGAACCAAATGGCGGATTCATTACTGAATAAGAATAAGTTGATTCGCTGCTTTCATAACTTTCTAGTGAATTTTTACAAACCAAATTATAATTTGATTGTCTATTTAAGTCATAATTGAATTTACATAACTTCAATGCATTTTCGTCTATATCCCACACCGTTTTATTGCCTTTATAAAATAATAGTAAATCACCTGTTCCGCCTGCTGGGTCTATTGCGCTCTTATCGTCTCCGATTTCCATAAATCGACTTATGAATTTTGCTATAGTTAGGGGTGTATAAAATTGGTCTAAATTGAATTTTGTATATTTACTACCTACAGTCATAAATATTTCTTGTATCAAATCACAGTTAGTATAATCTAAACTGTTTATTAATGTTATAATGTCATTAAATTTTTCATCCGGTATGTTATTTTTGTTTTTTTCCAATAAAATAATCAATGTATTAAAACGCTCCTCTTGTTTCACACCTTTATTGTGAAATAATTGGTTAATTTGATTTATTAGTTTAGAGTTATCCATTTCAATTATATACATATTATTAATTTAATATTTTTAACTCAATTTTTTATAATATTTTGGTGTTAAAATAAATCTACAAAAATGGCTGATTACTATTCTTTTTGATAAAATATAAAATAATTGTTCGGTGTTAAATCGTTTTACGTAAGATAAATTTAAAAACTCATCGGAGGTTTGTTACCTGTTAAGGAGCGAATATCCGCATCTCTTTCTTCCTTCATTTTTTTTATTCTATCTTCCATAACTTGATTGGAAGCATCCTCCCCCATTTTTTGTGAACCGCGAATAGTTGTATTTGTTTCTTCGACTGGTTCATGTTGAGATAAATTTCCGCTAAAGGCAGTATTCAAATCAACATAATTATGCATTTGCCTCATTCCCCCATTCCCTTTGGCTTCTAATTCTTCGGGCGCTTGATCTAAAAAACTATATTGATCGGAAACAATATTACTAAATCCTCCGCCACCCCCTAATGAGAAAGCCATCGGTTCCATATTATTTCGCGTTGCTTGTCTAACTTCCACCTCTTGTCGGGGTTTTAAATGTTCTAAAATCCTGTCGCCATATAATACTTCATAACCTTTTGTTAATAATAATAAAGCCGGGACACGAGTCACATTATCGGGTAAAATAATTTTTTGCCCATTTTCTAAAATAATATATGTTTTGTTGTTCGAATCCTTAACTCTTTTATCAATGCATATAAAATGAATATCTTTTTGGATAGTTGATTTTGATAATATCTGTAAATATTTCTTAGATACTTCGCAATATTTACTATAATATAAAATGCTACTCATATTAATCTATACTTAGTTAATTACAATTAATATTTAACTCATTTTAAAAAAAAAATGAATTAATTTAATAATTTAAATTTAAAGTTAAAATATAAAGTTATAATAGATAAAATGAATCCACAAATTGAACTGTACGAGACTGACGACCAATCATTCGGGTTTACGCTTAGCGGTGTTAACGTAAGTTTAGCGAATGCCATTAGAAGAATAATTATCTCTGAAATTCCTCTAGTGATATTTAGAACTAGTCCAAATGAACAGAATAAGTGTAATATTATTACCAATACATGTCGTCTCAATAATGAAATTCTTAAACAGCGTTTGAGTTGTATCCCAATTCATATAAAAGATACGGAGAATTTTCCACTAAAAAATTATATTCTCGAGTTGAACGTAGAAAATACCACGGACACTGTTATGATTGTAACGTCTGAACATTTTGACATTAAAGATGTGGGTACAGGTAAATCCCTTGATAAAGATAAAATTAGAGAAATTTTCCCACCCGACGAAACAACTGGATATTTTATTGATTTTCTGAGATTGAGACCACGAATTTCTGATGAAATACCAGGAGAAAAAATCCATTTAACTTGCGAGTTTGATATAGGAAGCGCATTGGAAGACGGAATGTTTAATGCTGTTTCTACGTGCTCTTATGGTAATAGTGCTGATACGGCTGCGCAAGATGCTGAACTCGTAAGAAAAATTCAGACGTGGAAAGATGAAGGGAAAAATGAAAAGGAAATTGATTTTGAAACAAAAAATTGGAAACTACTAGATGCTAAACGTATATTTAAAAAAGATAGTTTTGATTTTATGATTCAATCTATAGGTGTTTATACAAACAATGAAATAGTTGATTTTGGATGTAGAATATTATTACAGAAATTTAAGGAACTTGAAGCAATTATTGAGAAAGATGAATTAGAAATAAAAAATGCCGATAATACTATGGCGAACTGCTTTGATATAATTCTTGAAAACGAAGATTATACGATTGGAAAAGTAATGGAATATTTCTTGTATAGTAAATTTTACGAGACAAATATACTTACATTTTGCGGATTTAAAAAGTTACATCCTCATGATAATTACAGTATTATTCGTGTGTCATATAAAGAACCGGTTGAAAAATCTACAATTAAAGGACATTTAAAACAATGTATTTATGACGCCATAGAGGTTTATACAAAAATGAGAAAGGAGTTTACAAAGTTTGATCGCAGTTAAAAATTTAAAAAAATAAAAATTTAAAAAAATAAAAATATAAAAAAACAAAAAAAACAAAACAATAAAAATAATAAATTCTGCTATAAAAATTTATTATTTTTTTTACGTAAAACTAGAAGTACGTTATGCGTTATCGTTATTTACTTCTTCCGCGTCCGCAGCAATAACTGCTACATTTCTTTTTCGCATCTGAAAATTCAAACAATACATTAATAATGAGGGATGTATATCATTTACGTATTTTTGAACAACGGCATTATTAACATATTTATTTTGGTCCTTCAGTTCATTTAAATATTGTTTATGAATAGTAAACATGTGGGTTCTATATTGGTCTGAAAATAGAATAAGTGGTTTTTCCTTTCTGATATAACAAGATATATAATTTTTAAATAACGTTTCAGTAAATAAATGAACTTGGTCCCTGTATGCAGAAAAACTCTTTTTATTTTCAGGGTAAAATTTCAAGAATTCGCCAACGCGACCTTCCTTTCTTAAAGATAAATATTGGTATTGAAGTTTTGGTTGATTGCCGCGTAAATTTTTAACCTGCTCATAAACCGGGTTTCGAATTTTAGAGCGCTCTCCAGTTACGGTGTTATGAAGAACAACTCCGACCACATCATAAGAAGTATTCATAGACCCGTATTTTTCAATTAAGTCCGCATATTTTTCAAAAGTATACGTTTCAGGGAATCGAACAGACGTATTTAAAGCATGAAACACATCGCGAAAATCCTGTGAATTATGAACATTCGCATAAATTTGGTCTTCTTCATTAAAAATGGAATAAACCGCTACAAGGTATAACTGTGGATTCTTAAATGGGACAACGATTCGGTTTGCGGGGTGTTGGAGAACGAAACTATAACAGTACTCTTTTTCCAAATTATCTACCAATAAATCGCATTCCTTTAATGCCTCTAAAAACATATCTCTAAATGTTTTCGCATTAGGACCTTTGTAAAAGGATGATGTAGCACTAACTGTATTGCGCGTGGAAATTTCCCATTCACCATTTAGACCGATTGAGTCGTCCCAAAAAACATTTATCATCGTTCCTTCAATAAATTCTTCCGCAACGACTCCATCAGTCCCTTCGCTATATTTCTTAATAAATTCATCGCATGGAATAGATTTAGGAGGCGCGATGCCAACAACCTTGTTATTATTATTAATAATTACCGAACGACATAATCCGTAAGTGGGAATCAAATCTACGCTTAAATAGTTCTTATCATATCTGAGAATTTTATAAATGGTATTATTGTTTCTTATAGAGTCAACCTTGTTTAATTTTAGTAGATTAGAAACGGGACCATTCTCATTATAGACGATGTCAATGAACCCAGGAATGTTTGAAAAATTATATACTGCTGTCGTCATTGTATCGTTATTAATATTAATATTAAATAAAATGTCTTTAAACTATATTTTATATTGATTTTTACTTAAGCATAAAAATTTCTATTATAAATATAGAAACAAAATGTCATTAAAAATAGTACAAGATTTAAAAGAAGATTTAACCCCAAATTCAAACGATACAATATTAGAACTACAATTAGGAGATGTTATACATATAACGAACCCGTTAAACGATGTTCTCAATAACCAAACGTTTTTAATCGATTATATAGACGAATCCAAAACTTATTTAATAAACGTAGACACATTAGTAAGTATACGTATTCCGATTAGTCCTGACGGGTTAATAGGCGACGGTAATATAAGTGAAATTTCTATACTACATAGAAATGATAGCCCAAGTTATGCTATACAACATGAATTAAATCCAGGCAAATGGGTTGATATACATTTTGGCGGTGATTATCCACTTATTATTACAGGTGAAATTACTAATTTAGAAAATGATATGATTGAGATTAAAACCATTGATGGCGATAGTATATATATAAATTTTGATTATAAAGGATTGCCTGAAGATTTGCCAATTAAATTAATAGAAATAAGAGAGAAACCCTCAAAACCTTTAAGTGAAGAACAAGGAGAAAGAGAACAAGGAGAAAGAGAACAAGAACAAGAACAAGGAGAAGATAATTTAGAAGAACTTCCAGAACTAACGGTAGAAAAGAGATACGTCGATCCTGAAAAATTTCAAATTCCTGTAAAGGAAGTAAAAAATCAAATAAGAGAAATTATTATTAAGGCAGATAGAGTGCGTTTTGGTACTGAACAATTTGGTCCAATTACGCAATACGTTGACGTATCATCAAAAAGTCAAAGATATAGTATTGAAACGCAAACAAGCGATTTACTTGATGAACTCCTCTCTACAATTCCAAACGCACAGAGAACGCCAAGAGTTTTAAATAATATTCATATAATGATAGAAAGATTTAAACAATTAAGAGAGAATTTTTCCCAATTTGACAAATATGGCAACGTAGAAGGTATGCTGCGCAAAGAAGCAACGTATAAACCATTACTCGAATATTTCAACAATTTTAAAACAAATCTTTACTGGATTTTACCCGTTGTAAAAAATATACAAAACTTTTACTTAGAACCTTTAGACACGTTTGGAAACGTTAGAGAAATAAAAGTTATACTAGATAATTATAAATCAGATAATTTACCTGTGGGAGAAAATAAGTACGCCACCTTATATTCTGATTTAAATCCTTATTTTACACCATATAAATTAGTGGATGAAGAAAATATGAGTTATATCATTGCTGACAAATTAGCCAATACCGACATTAATGCCATGATAATTAATTTAGAAAGAGGACAACATTTTATTCAGAAATACAACACAGCACTCACAAAATTAAATATGATAGATTCTACTGGAGACAAAATGATTGCAGATAGAACAAATATAACGCCTAACGATGATATGCAAATTGAATCATTTTTAACTCTTCCAGAACCCGTTATAAGATTTTCGAAAATAAATCTCCCTGGAACAAGCATTTTGGATAAGGCAAATCTAAATCTAAATTTTTTAAATTATTGGCAATTACTTAAAAAGATAAAAACCATAAATACCGTTTTAATAGATACGCTTGAAACAGAGTTTGAATTTGACGAAAACAATTTTGCGAATAATGTTAAAAATTTCGTTTTAAATTTAAGTGACGAAGAGAGGAATGAAAAAACAAAACCGGAGATTTATGAAAAATTTATAAACAGTATTATTCCAAAAATAAGAATCCTATTTGGACTCATGAAAAAATATATTACTGGAAAATTATCGATTGTGGATGTTGTTTCATATCTGGAGCCTTATTTAATATACTCTGATGACCTAACTTTTAAGCAATACCAAGAAATAATTGATTTTATTGATGAAAAGATTTCAGAATATAATAAAAATTTTATGGAACGTTTTGGTATTTTTAGAACTCTAACCAGTAGTGTTAAAATTAAATCAAAGTTGATTCATTCACGAGCATTTTCTATACTTGAAAATCTCTCTAAAAAATTACATAACGATGTGTTCGTTGAAGGCTACGATATGTATGATCCAGAAACAACTTTTACAAATTCAGAAATTCTGCGAAAAATGATAATAAGAGATTGTTCAAAACTATATGCAACGGCACTTTCTGTTCAAAATTTCAATTTAATGTTTCCGTCACAATTTTCGAATTTATTTGAAGAAGAGAAAAAAACACTTGATGGAAAATTGAAAAAAGAAGAAAATGGAGATAAATGTAAAAACGTTATTATAGCGAAATATTATACTTCTCTCGAACAATTGAATAACGATAATGATACGCTTATTTATTTTGATAAAAAATACGATAAAACAAATTATGGGTTATTAGAAGATAAAGACGGTTATGAAAAAGAGGTTCTTACGATGTCTCCAGAAGACTTAAAAAATCATATTTCGAAAGATTTAATGAATAAGAAAAGAATGACCGAACCAGAAGCAGAATATTTAGCGGATACATTAGTTGATGGTCATAAAAAGGTAATAGACGAACAATATGCTATTTTATATAAAGGCTATAATGAAAATGCCTCTGAGGAAATAGATTTTTATGTTCGTAGAGACAATAAATGGACCCTTGATAAAGAAGTCAATAAAAAAGACATTAATACAGATGAGGCAAATATATTATGTAATATTCAACCAACCTGCATAAGTGTTGCTAATAATTTTGAAGATAAATGTGAAAGTATGGCAGTGGATGAATTGGGATTACAGACCCAACTGCTACAAGACGTGGTTAGTGAGTTTGATACAAAATATAAAATGTCTAAAGAAAAACTACGTGAGACCATTACAGAGCAATTTAACTATTTACAATCAAAAATTGCCATATTGACCAAAATAGAAACGAATCATATGTTAAAATACAATAATCAGAAATATAAATTAGGTGCGAATATAGAAGATGAAAAAACATCCAAACCATTCTCACCATACCAGCAGTTGATTGATTTAATTATGGGGCAAAAGGATTTTGTGAAAAAGCAAAACGATATAATACGATTTACAAATACTTATACTAGACAAGCACTTGATGGTTTCGGGCCTTTAAATGAAAAAGAAACCAACCATTGGTTATATTGTATTAAGACTAGCGTAAGACTACTACCTGTATTTGTCTTTAATTTGGCGGATAAATTTATTACTGAAGGTCAGTATGAATACGTAAAATACGTAGATGTTATAAGGTCAGAGATTGGTAAAGAAAGCGACGATGGCGATTCGTGGGTAGATAAAAATAGTGGGTGGACTATTTGTCCCATAGATTTTAGTGTTGATGAAGGATATGAAGAAGGATACAGAGTAATAACAAGAGAGGTTATGGAAGAAGACGCAGGAAATAAAATTGTATCAGCCACGGTAACAAATAAAAAGATTGTATATGATACTCCAGAAACCAGAATGATTAATAATATTATAAACACCATGTCAGTTGCTATGGGTATAAATATTTCGAATCAAAAGGAATTTATCATGAATTGCGTTATTTCTTCAATAAGTACTACAGTCGAAAGAGAGGATGATTATATGAAAATTTTTCGAGAGATGAACGAAAAAGGGAAAAAAATGCCTTCATATAAAGATTTCTACAACACATCTTTATTAAATTATACGCTAGGTATGTTTTTAATCGCTATACAAACGTCGATTCCATCCGTTAAAACAAGAAAAACACATCCAGGTTGCGTTCGTTCATTTTCCGGTTACCCATTTGAAGGACAAGGTGATTTAACAAGTTTGAACTATTTGAGTTGCGTTGCTTATGACATAAGAGATTCAGGAGAGCCATGGAATGTATTAAAGGGTAAAAAGAATGAAATTATAACGAAAAACGTAAAAAAGGTTATTGATGAGATTTTATTACAAATTCAGGATGTGAAAAGAAAAATAGAAGAAAAAACCGATTATTTGCTTACAAGTCCGGCGTCAGAAATTCCTCAAGAGCACGATATAACAAAATGGACTCAATTTTTACCTCCATTGGTTAGTTTTAAAATAAAACATCTCGTAAATATTGCGACGGTGTTTAAAAAAGAATTGTTGTCTGAATTGCGTTCAGGTTCAATAAAGCAAATAGAACGAATTCTTGTGATTGATTCAAAAATAATACAGTTTTCATTAGCGTTAATTGAGAGGATTCAAGAATCCGTAAAGAAACATAGAACACTTCTTCAATCATCTAATAACGAACCTTATTTAGAAAACTCTTGTTGCGAAAGTAACGAACAAGAAACGACTATTGGATATTTTTTAAAACAAGATAGTAGAATAGGTGAGTATAATGAAATTGTTAAACAACTAAGCAATATGTCTGACGATATTACGAGTTACACTAAATCAGGATTATTTTATAGTAATAAAAATACAAAAAATATATATCCATCAATAAGAACTGAATTTAATGAAAAAACCATTTATTTGGCATTTATGTATTTCTGTAAATTTAATTCTCTAATGCCAATACCACAAAGTTTATTGCCTTTCTGTACAAGTAAACCCGCTGACGGACTTATTAACAAAACAGATTCTGTTGATAGAATTATACAAAAATTAAAAGATGACGGGCGAAATTACACAAATGAGCAATTTTTAAGATTACTTCAAATCGTGGGGCAAAATAATACAATAAATGTTAATTTAAATAAACCGAAAGTTTCATCCATAACTAAATTACAAAAAATATTAGAAGAAATGGACAATGAACATGAGGACAATGAAGATGAGGAAGTAGTTGAACAAAACCTTAGAGAACTTATTAAAAAATCATTCAGCACATTTAATAAAGCAACGGAAAATTACACGGAGGACGTAAGAAATTTAAATAATTTTTTAATGAAAAATATTGAAATTATGAAGGAAGATATTATAGAATTTGTGAACACAAACTCAGGCGTAAACATAACAAAACAGACCATAAAACAAATGACGACTACTATAAATAATTTATCGAAATGGGTTGCTGATACTTCAACTAAAAATGAAGACAACAAAATTAGCGATGATAAGTTATATAATATAGTAAACTTTTACAAAGTTTTTATTGACAACATGGTTAACATTTTCCCAAACATTATTTTAAATGGAGTAGATTATGGAGACGTAAATATTCAACATTATTACGGGTTCTCAAATAATCATGTAACAAAATTAAAGGCATACATTAGTGGTTATTATGAAAAACTTAAACGCTTTGATAACACTCCAATGTTGAAAAATATTTTAACAACTATACAAAAAACCTCTAAAAACCTAGTTTTTATTGCGAATAATACCCCAAGTTTTACTAGTATAAAGTTAAATGATGGGAAAACCATTAAACCTGTTTTTGATGAGAGAACAAGTAGGCATTTATTTGAATATTACTTACTTCGCGTTTTAATTAATTATATTGATTTAACGGATGATGATGAAATGGCTGTAACAGAATCCATAAAGGAAAATATGGTGGATTATATTGTTGCCAATGAATATATTGGGGACGCTGAAACTAGGAATCAGATAAACGTGACTTCAAGAAAACAATCAGACACAACATTATTAACAGGTAATCAAAAACAATTAAGACAAATAACCGCGGAACTATTAACAGTATTCATAAATATATTACATAATCAAAAAGACGCGGTTGATACATCATATGAAGAAATACAAGATAGAATATTTAAATTAAGAGAAAAAGAGAAGGGTGGCGTGACAGATAGACTTAAAAAGATGACAGACAACCAAAGAGAAGTTGATACTATTCTAAAAATAAACAAACTAGGTATGTATAACAAAGGCTTACAAAAGGGTTTAACAACATATGACTGGGAATACTATGATGAAGAACAAACCTTAAGGGATACAATGGTTCAAATGGAGAGAAGAATAAGGGATAAAAACCAAGATGCGAATGATAATAATATAGATATTTTATTAGAGGAAAGACTAGAAGAAATGCAAAATGCTGATGGAATTGAAAATGACGCATTCGACATGAGACATTTGGGTGAAACGTATTATGATGGTAATGCAGATGGTGCAGAAGTAGAATATGACGATTATTAGATATTATCATCCATTTTAGAATAAGAATATTTTTAAAAGAATATTTCGATATAATAATAAAAATTTGTTTATTATTATATATAAGATGTACAGAAACTATATAAGAGAACATGCTACACTCGTATCTGTTATATTATTTATCATTATTTTTGGGTTTATTCAAATGATGAAACCAGCATGTTTTTACAATAAAGATGGTAGCATTCGTGAATTCGGAATTGGATATAAAAACAAAACAATTCTGCCAATTTGGTTATCGTCGATTGTTTTAGGAATTTTGTGTTATTTAGGCGTTATGTATTATGTAGCATATCCTAGATTATTTTAGTTGTAAAATTTATCATCGTAATCGTCATATATATATTCTCCTTCTAATTCTCCATATAATTCATTGTGTCTTTTTTGTTTTATTTTTGATTCTTTAATCTTTTTAGAAAGTTCTTTTTGTTTGTTTTCATTCTCTTTTTGTTTATTAATTTTTTTATGATCCTCTTTTTCTATTTGTTTTACTGTTTCTATTTGTTTTACTGTTTTAATATTTTCTACCATTTCTACGGTTTCCATAATTTTTGATATATTATCTTTTGTTTCAAATAATTCTTTCGATAAAGCATTATCTGATTCTTCGACTAATTTTCTTTCTTCTATTCGTTTCAACTCTTCTTCTTTTTGAATAACATCTGTACTAGAGGAAATCATTAAATCGATTTCGGCATCTTCCCAGTCTTCCCAATTATCAGCCATAATATTAAAGTATATTGTATAATATTATATATCTAAATATTGTTTTAAGCATTTTTACAACACTATTAATTTTTAATTGTATATGTAGTGCTAGTGGCGATTTTTTGTTGTTCTTGACTTTGCTTTTCTTTTTCTAAAAACTTTTGATAATTTTGTTCCATTGTTTTAGGACTATTAATACATCCGCGAGTGGTTATTTTTAATTGAACTATAGACGTTATTAATATACCAGTGTAAATATACCATAATGCCTCTCCTACATTATCTCTCGTTACGACTAATTCATATAATTTCTTTTTAATATCTAACGTTTCTGGAGTTATAGGTATGGTTTGATACGGTTCTTTCATTAACGGTACTAATATACCCCAATAAGATTCAAAATTAGAAGGGACAATTTGATTAATTAATATAGCAGTGTTTCCGCAAATTTTAATAATAGCATCTGCCGCACTTTGTAATGCTGCTTTTTCTTGTGGAGTTTTAGTATCCTCTAAATTTATTTTATTTTGTACGTCAGGATTAACCAACAATTCTGTTATTATCTTATTTGCTGAAGTAGAGACCCAATAATAACCAATTACGTCTGAAAAAGCACTTTTAAACCCAGGATAAGAAATCAATATTATAATCAATACGCCAAAAATTAATGTCCATGGTAAAAAAGTAAAAACGCCGGCAGCGCCCATATTTTCAGTTATACTTCCACCACACGTTGAAGAAATAATGGACGCGTTTACAATAAATTGTAATACAATTACTAGTAAAAAATACACTGCTAAATACATGTAATTATTGCTAATATATTTTTTATATTCGTTAGGGTCACTCGATATATCATATGTTAAACTAGGTTTTATTGCCAAATAATAAAAAAAGGTTGTTAATAAAAAAGTTAAAATATTTAAATAAGAATTAGCCATATAATAATGTGTATAAATTAATTTATTTTTTTAACTGTAATTATAATGGATTTTGATGAAATTTCTAAACCTGCTCTTACCGAACCAGGTGTTAAATATTTTTTACATCAAACTCTAAAACAATGTCACGTTGCTAGGGATACATTTCATAACTTAATATTCAACGTTGGTCTGTTTATAGGTTTTTTAATTATTTTAGGATTAATGTTACTTTATAAATACAAGGGACGTTTAACACCTGTTGAAGTAGCAATAAAAAATAAAGAAAAACAACAATACATTCTATCAAAAATAAAAAACTTCCAACAGGCTAAACGCATCGCTCATCAAGAGTTAATTACTGGTCTTCCTACTTGGGATAGCGAATATGATATTATACATTCTAGGCACGTGTAAAATTAAAGATTATTTTATAATTTATAATTTATAATATATAATATATAATGGCTGAAAATATTGACTTACCAAATGTTAAAGATGCTTTAAATGAATATTTTATACTTAAATTAAAATATGAAAAAGAGATTATGAAAAATAAAAAGACAATAATACAAAATAATAAATTAAGTAAAAGAGAGAAACGTTCGGAATATTTAAAACTTAAGCCCAAATGTATTAATTGTGGAAGACCTGGTGGAACAAAATTTGAAAATGTATATGTTCCTTACGATGACAAAATAGATTCGCATAGACAATATAGCGCTACTTGTGGTATAATAGCAGACCCTTGTAATTTACGCATAAAAATTGAAGTGGGGCGCGTAGATTTGTTGCCTACGCTTTTAGATGAAATGCAAGAATGGATTAAAAATTCAAAAAATGATATTATCGATAATAAAAACAAATTATTATTTGGATACTTGAATTCGGAAGAGGTATTGTCTAAATTTGAAGATTTACAAGGAGACTTTAGCACTTATAATAGTCTATATGAACAATACCTTGAAACGTATAATAAATTGGTTGATAATGAAGAAAAAAAGAGAGAACTAAATGAAAGCATTACGGAATCATTTAAAAAAATAGATGAAATTAAAGAATGTATTAAAAAAATGAATGAAGAGAATAAAGTTGAATACGCAAAAGATGCGGTAACTATATATACTAGTATTCTTCAACCATTATTGCGCAAAATCCAAACTTTAAAATATAACGAAAATATGATATATCACAATAGACATACTAAGACATGTGATTTGATACAAAATAGATATAGTATTGAAAATCTTTCATACACATTATCAGATGATAAGGTGATATACTTTGAAAAAGGTTTAAATTCAAGTAGAAAAGTTGCTCCTGAAAAAGTAATAATTAACACTGAAAAAGTAATAATTAACAATGAACCTATTTATGGAAAAGACGATATTTCTTGGTCGAATCCGGAGTACACTGATTTATGGAAGGAAATGCCATCTAGACTAAAAAATGCTCTCAGAACAAATCCTGAATGGATGAAAGAATTTATGGCAAATTGCGCAATTGCTCGCAAAAACAAAAAACCTTGTACCATTACGGCACCAAAGGATTTAATTGTTCCTCCGGAGTTGATGTCAAATGGTCAGTATAATTTTGGCGTTAAAATTTATAATGATGCTTTTAATAAATTACCGAAACAAACGCAAGAAACGTATTTGACATTAAATGAAACAAACTGGAAAGGACTAATTAATGCCTTGAATGACTTGGTTTCAAAAGAAATTGGGTTTAACGGGTATTTTTAGATTTTAGATTCTGCGTAAAATTAATTTATTTACAAATTATATATGATATTAGACTATATTTCAATACCAATTTTTTTAATTAGTTTTGCGGTCGGACTTTTTTTTGTCTATGTTTTAGGACCAGAGATGAAAACAATTTATATTTATCCAACTCCTGAAAATGTAGGGAATGTTTATTACAAAGATAAGGCGGACAATTGTTTCTATTTTGAAGAAGAGGTTGTTAAGTGTCCAAAATTCGACATTCAATTATCGACCATCCCAATACAAGCTTAATGTAAAAATATTATTTAAATATATTTTTGCATTATAAGGCAATGATGTCATACGAGTATATGCCAAACTATTTCACGCATTATTTCTCACAATATATTCACGTAGATTTTTATATACATAAAAGCGTTTTAGCATGTTTAGCAGGAATTATTATCGGCAATGGCGTTGTTTATTTAGTTAGAATTTATTCAGGGGAAATTAAATTTAATGATAAAAAGAATCTCCCTTGCTAATATATGGGATTAAACCTAGGAAGATTTGTTCATAGTAAAACGGGTAGAATAATGATGTCTGTTTTATTGGGTTTAGGATTAGCTTCGTTGTTTAGAACAGTATGTAAAAATAAAGACTGTTTCGTTTTTCACGCACCTCCCTTAGTTGAGTTTAAGGATAAAATATATAAAAATCCCGATAATAAATGTGTTAAATACAAATCGGTAGCAACGAAATGTGACGGTACTCATAAAACAGTTCCATTTGACGATTAAAGGATAATTTTAAAACAACCTTTTAATTATTCATGTTTGCGTAATTATTATAATCAATCATTCTTTATAATAATTATGAGTGAATCAACCAGTATTTTAGACTTACCTATTGACCCAGTTGGTGGTGGTGGAATTAGCAATAATGTATCGTTAAATGCCAATGAAAAAGTGGCGATTCAAACCCAACAATCAAATCAACATAATAATTTAGGAGTTTCTTTAGATCAAACAACAATAAATCAAATAGTTAGTGGGCTTCAACAGGCTAGTATAAACGGTAGCACACAATTACCGTCTAGAGATATACCAATGACAACAACGGCGCACCTGACAGATCCCCAAGTACAACCAAATTATGTGCCACCTTCTCAACCAAATTCTGACTATATTAAAAATTATGAACAATCCTCGGACATTGTGAATGATTACAATAAAAAATATCAGCAACAAAATTCATTGGACGATATGTATAATGAAATTCAAATACCTTTGTTATTAGCGGTTTTATATTTTTTATTTCAATTGCCATTTTTCAGAAAATTCTTGTTTAGTTATTTTCCCATTCTTTTTTCAAATGATGGAAATTTGAATATAAATGGGTTTCTATTCACGAGTGTATTATTTAGTTTATTATTTTATTCTCTCAATAAACTCACGAATCATTTTTCCGTATTTTAGAATATTTTTTATTTTGGCGTTAGTTCTTTTTTTTAAGTTTAAGGGTTTTACGTTTTATTATAAATTTGTAAATAAAAATTTATAATAATTAAATGATTAATGATTATGTAATAAAACTAATTGAGAACTTGCCAGACGATATTAAAAATGTGAAAACCCCAGCGGCAATTGATTTAGTATTGGACGGTGGTGTGTTTAATGGAAGTTATTTAGTTGGCGCCTTATATTTTTTAAAAGAAATGGAAAAAAGAAAATACATTAAAATTGAGAGAATATCTGGTTGTAGCATTGGCTCTGTAGTTGCTTTTTTATATTTTATTGATAGATTAGACCTAATGTCTGATTTATATGAAAATGTAAATAAAGATTTTAAAAAAACTTATAAACTTCAAATCGTTAAAGACCTAAAAATTCATTTAGGGAAACATAGTCCAGTTGACATATGTAAAAAGGTAAATGGAAGACTATTTATAAACTATAATAATGTTATTAAAAGAAAAAAAATCGTCAAGTCTGTTTATAAAAATGTAGATGACATTATAAACTCCATCATTCATTCTTGTTTTCTTCCATTTATAGTTGATGGAAGTTTATTACATAAAAATAAATACATTGATGGATTAAATCCTTATATTTTTGATAAGGAAAAAAATAAACAAATATTACATTTGGATTTATATGGATACGACAAACTGGGATATTTACTAAACGTTAAAAATGAAAAAACGAATTTTCACAGAATCCTCTCTGGATTATTAGATATACATTCATTCTTCATAAAAAAATCGAATACGAGTATGTGTAGTTATGTTAAAAATTGGAGTTCATTAGATATATGTTTTAACAAATTTAAAACTTTAGTGGAAATGTTTATTATTTATTTAGTTTACGCTATAATTATTTTAAAAAAAAATATGTCCGATGATTTGAAAGATAGTTTTATATATAAATTATTTTCAAAAATACTTTATGACGTTTACGTTACACTATTGGAAAATTATTGTTTCTAATTTTTCGTTTTTTATAATTTTTCGTTTTTTATAAGTTTAAATTATTTAGTATTAATATTTTTTTATTAAAATGGACAATATTGATATTACTAGTTCAGAGTTTTCATTAGGTGGTTTTCCTGATTTAAAAAATATTATGTCGTCTGATACAAATAGCAATAATAGTGAACCTCTTGATTATACAATGTATATGTATATAGGAATTGCTATTTTAGCAATAGTTGGCGGTTATTTTATATACAAATTTTATTTCAGTAAATCACGACATGTTCATTTTAATGAAGGAGAAATGGATTGCCCTGGTGGGTTTTGCACAATGGGTCAAGAAGAATAATTGAAGAATCGTAACATTCTAAAAAATAATAAATGGTGGTTTATTATTTTTATTAGTATAAAGCGTATTAGTATAGCCATTTTTTATTTTTCCTGCTTTTGTTATCATATGGGTTTAAAACTCTTTTTTTTATTGTTTTTTTCTTGGGTTTTTTCTCTTTATTTTTATAGGATTTAATCTCTTTAGTAGGTGTATTTTTAATATCATCTGGTTTATAATTTAAGAACCATTCTTCTAATTCTTTTTTATTACCACTTTGTTTTAATTCTTTATATTTAGCCGCCTTTTCTGCTTTCATTTCTTCTATGGAGTCTTGGTGTCCATAACATATAATACTAAATCGTTGTAGAAGCCCCTTCTGCTCTAATCTATTTTTTTGTTGAACATCAAAAAGGAATTTGGACATACATAATATTCTATCTATAAACTGATTATAATAATCTTTATCGGCATATAAAAATGCCAAATATAGACTTAACATAGTATCAATTGTTGCTATTTTTAATTTTTTCCCTTTTGTCATTAAAACGTTATAACTATGACAACCGATCGGTTTATAAGCAAATAAGACTGAGTCTTTTCCTATTTTAACTTCATAATGCTCAGGAACAATTTCTCCCACTGCATCTTGCCTTATTATTTTAATATTTTTTATTCCCTTATCGATTAATCGTTCTTTAACTATTTCGGCGGTTGTTTCAGGGTCATTTGACAAAACATCAAAATCCGCATAATGTTCTAATTTTTGTCTTTGTTGGTGTGGCATGTATTGGGAATAAAGCGCATTTGCAAATCCTCCGAAAAAGACTACCCCTTGATTTATTAATGCTTTTTCGACTGTTTCATAAATTATCTCTTGATTTTCTACATTTGCCATTTTACGTTGAAAATCAACGTTATTGCAATTTACGTCCGTTATTTGATAATTTTTATTTAATAACAATAATCTTTTAAGAACCTTCTCCCATCTACTTATATCACCTGCAGGTCTAGACAATTCCAGATACATCGACATTCTTAAAAAATTTGGTGGCGCATATAAAACCCCATCAACCCTTAAAGAGTCTTTTTTTAAGGCATTGAAAATGCCCTTGGGTATATATGTTATATCTGCCACTGCAATATAGTTAACAAAAACCTTATAGGTGCCGTGATGCTGACCTGATTTTGCTTCTACGTCCGTAAAGCCTTTTTTAAAATAAATGTCTGCTAATTCCTTTGCGTCCTTTAAAGCGTCAAAAGAAAAAAAATCGTAATCAGGAATTTCTACGTCTTTATTATAGAACTGGTCTTCTTCCGGTAGTATACTGTTAATGGCGGTTCCACCGTAGCATATAAGGTTTTTTCTTTTAATGAAATCCTCTACAATATTTATAATGTTTTGAACGTCTGGAGAATTTACGGAACGTTTACCCATTTTTTCACCCGCTTTATCAACGGCCATACGTAAAATAGTTAATTCGCATTCGGCAAAAGATAAATTTTTACACACATTTTTATTTTTATCTTTGGACATTCTTATAATATGTAAACAAAATTATATTTTTGGTTACATAAGTTTTTAACTAAATAGCGTAAATAAATTTTCTATTATATCTAAAATTTAAAATTATAATAATCCGTAGAAGCGGTTCGCGTAGCATATGAATATTCTGGTTTTGGAGGGGGTGGGTTTTCAATTGTAACAGGTTGATATCTTAATTCAATGGGTTTCAAACAAAACGCATAACCACATTCATCAAAAAAGGAAGCGTTTTCCATTAAAAAGTTATCGACCATTTGATAACGCATCGCCACCATTTGGCAACCATATGTTCTACATAATAATGCACTTGGATTCGATGGATTAATTCCGTTATCAGGCATCACAATAGTCATTGCTTTTTTATTAAAATTTGTTAATTCTTCAGCATCAGGATTATTCTTAATGTTATAATAATCACATCCTCTCATAAATAGAGAGTTACTTGTTAAATTAACGTATTCTAAAAACTTTTGGTTTTGTAAAAAGGCATTATTTGTTTTATCAACAATTATTATTATTTTATTCTTAAATGTTAATAAAGGTGTACTCCCTAAATTTTCTCCAGAATTTTCGAAACTATATTGAGGTCCAAGCATTAAATCATCATGCGACTTGAATATTTCTGCTAGTTTAGTATACATGTCTTGATTATTGCTTTTAATTCTTAGATGGATTATGAGTGGGTCTGTTGAGTTTGGACATGTGCCACTAGCAAACGCGTAATTTTTAATTGTATCCATTACGCTTCCAAAACCAACGGAATTAAATGTTTCCTTAACATAATAATTTTTATCTGTGCTTGTAGCAACGACCGGTTTATTATCAATGGAATAAACTTCAAAGTCTACGCATCTTACACCTTGTTTTAGAACTGCTTTTAAATTACAAATATCTACAAAATCGTTTTTATATGAACCTCCACTACAAGCATTATAAGCAGTTTTAATATAGTAATCATATAGGTTTCCGGAAAAGTCCACATTAGTTGAATTAATTGAACTGATATTTCCGTTAATAGTAGAATATAAATTATTCATATAATCACACTCGTTATTTTGTAGTTTGCTTAGGTAAATCATATAACCAATAAAAATGATAAGTATTATTAAAATGAATGCCACAATAAGATACGTTTGAAATGATTCGTCCATATTTTGTATTGTGCTTAAATAATCGGTTGTTGGTGTTGACATTAATCTAATATATTATATTATTTTTAATTTTTAATTTTTATTTTGAAAGAAGAAATTGAAAAACAAATTTGAAAAACAAATTAAGAGAATTTGAATTATATTATGATGAAATAAAGAATTAAAAAATAAGTATATTATATACTAATCATGGCCGGTGGACTAATGAATCTTGTTAGCGTAGGGCAACAAAATATAATATTAAATGGCAACCCTAGTAAGACTTTTTGGAAGTCAACTTATAAAAAATATAGTAATTTCGGAAAGCAAAATTTTAGACTAGATCATGAGGGCACACCATCATTAGGTCTCACAACTGAATCTACGTTTGTATTCAAGGTAAAACGTTATGCAGACCTTCTTATGGACTGCTATATATCGATAAACTTGCCGACTATTTGGAGTCCCATTATCCCTCCGCAAGCGGTACCACAATCTGACGGTTCAACTGCATACACCGATTGGGCACCATATGAATTCCGGTGGATTGAGAATATTGGTGCTCAAATTATAAGTAATATTACTATTACTTGCGGGAATCAACAACTACAAAAATATTCGGGACAATATCTTTTATCATCAGTACAGAGAGATTTTAACGGAACAAAATTGTATTTATTTAACCAAATGATTGGTCAAACGACTGAATTAAATGATCCCGCAAATTATGGCGCACGTGTAAACTCTTATCCGAACGCCTATTATACTACAAGTCCCGCTGGTGCTCAACCATCTATAATGGGACGCACTTTATATATCCCTCTTGGCGCATGGTTTAATTTAGTTACTCAACAAGCTTTCCCTTTGGTAGCGCTTCAATACAATGAATTACAAATAAGCGTTACATTTAGACCGATAAATGAATGGTTTACCATTCGCGACGTAATGGATTATACAAATAATTATCCAGTAGTAGCACCCAATTTTAATCAAAATTATATGCAGTTTTATAGATTTTTACAAACACCGCCAGATGAGAAATTAGGTCCCACCTCTTACATAGATACTAGAACGAATTGGAATGCGGATATTAACTTAAATTGTACGTATTGTTTTCTATCAAACGATGAAGCCGAACTTTTCGCTAAAAACGAGCAAAGGTATATGTTTCGGCAAATATACGAGAAACCATATTACAATGTTACTGGACCCAATAAGATTGATTTAGATTCTATTGGAATGGTTATCAGTTGGATGTTTTATTTCCAAAGAAGCGACGTAAATTTACGTAACCAATGGTCAAATTATACAAATTGGCCATATAATTATATGCCTCAAGACATTAGTCCTGCTACAACTGCGGGGGATTTTCCGAACCCGGCACCGTCACCCCCGAACCCTGCTACATTAGGTCCAGGATTAAACCCGGATGGAACCCTAAGCGGTCTTTATACAACTGGAATATATAATCCACAAAACATTCAATATATTTTAGTAGCATTAGGAATATTAATGGATGGGCAATATAGAGAGAACATATTACCTGCGGGCGTTTATAATTTTATAGAAAAATTTGTGCGAACGTCTGGTAGCGCACCTTCTGGCTTATATTGTTATAATTTTTGCTTAGATACTGACCAAAAATCGACACAACCTTCGGGGGCTATGAATATGAGTCGTTTCACAAATATTCAATTTGAGTTTACGACTATTATACCTCCAGTGGACCCATATGCCCAAGTGCTTACTATTTGTGACCCAACCACGGGGGATATTGTTGGTATTAATAAACCGACGTGGCGAATTTATGATTATAACTTTAATATGTATTTAATGGAAGAACGTGTAAATTGTGTAATGTTTGTTGGTGGAAATGCCGGATTATTATATGCGACCTAATTATGAATTATGAAAATCGTATTTTGTTCAACGTGCTTTTGTCAATAAATGTAGATAATAAATTATATATTTGTTTAAAAATAAAGGAACCTTCATAAATAAAGCATACGTCTAATTTATCATTAAATCTTGTTTTTAAAATATTGGACATTTCGAAAATAAACTCTTTGTTTTTATCTATATCTAATAATGTTAATTTTTTTATATTTGCGTGAACAGTAAAGGTCTCGAAACTATTCAAAACAGTCTGTATAATGTAAATTAGGTAATTTAATATTTGCGGTTTTTCTATAAATACATTTACGTGTTTAAAATATTCATAATTTACGGATATTTCATTTTTCGCTTTAACGTGACAAAAATGATGTAATAGTTCTTTTAATTGTTCTTCTGTTATTTTTTTTTCTAAATTAGATAAATTTGTGTTCATTTATTATTTAAATTAAGGTGTTTAATTTATTTTTTTAAAGTAAATTTATTAATTAATTTGAAACAGATGTTATTATTTTCTTCTAAATAATAAAATCTATTTAAATCTTTACGGTTTCTAATTCATTGGTGCGTTTGAAGCATAAGGTCCATCATCAATAAATTGACCAGTTAAAGAATATCTTACAGGATAATTCGGCATAAATTGAAGTCCTGAAGGAGGTTTATATCTTTTGTCAAACAAGGTTTCTTCTTCATTAAATTCATCTTGCCATGTATTCACGCCAAAATTAGGCATAAGAGGTTTAGAATACATATTCTTAGTTATAATTTTTTCATGCGTTCCATAACCACTCGTTAAAGAGGAGTAATTAGGACTAACGCCAACTGTTAGTTTACCTGCATTATCATTGGCAGGAACGCATTTTCCGTCTTTTGTTTTTTGTGAAGACGTAGAAGGTTGACAACCAGGGCAATCAATGTCAGCGAAACACTGTTGACCTGTAACAGAACATCTAGAAGTTGGTCCACAAAAATTGGAACAACTATTTGTAGAGTTTAAGGGTAAATCTACCGTATGACTTGTAGAATTATTTATTAGATTATTATTATTCGCATTATTCGCATTATTCGCATTATTATTCGAATTATTATTCGCATTATTATTCGCATTATTATTCGCATTAGAACCCGACGTAAAACATTCAACAATATATTTATTATTTGTTAAATATTCAATCCACTTAAATATTGATACAAATAAAAGTAAACTAACTATTATTAAAAATGTAATGTTATATTGTTTTAAATTTATGACCATATAATATAAAATAATATTAAAATAATAATAAAATAAATCCTTTAGTAAATAAAAAATATTACAAAAATTTTATATCTTTTTATTATAAGTAATGTCAGATATAATTGATACTTCTGTTATTGATGAAAGGAAAAACTATGTAAAAAATGCGATTTCAAATGATTTATATGTAAATATCACAGGTTTCATCAAATCTATAATCGTTATTATTATTGTTATGGGTTTATATGTTTCAAGTAGTAGTTTAATATTATACGCATGTAAATTAGCACAATCAAACATATTGCCAACAGATATACATTGCGCCCCATATGAAGACGCAAAACCAAATATTCCAGAAATAGAAACAAATATATTTACAACATTTACAGATCCTCAATTATCCATGAAAATAAAATTCCCTTATAATGAATACAATGCTTCAAATAAAATTTTAGATATGCTTTATGAATATAAAAGTCAGTCTGATTCTAGTTTTTTAGTAAAGTATATGGTGTCAATTATAGAATCATTGATAAATATGAATTATAGTATTTTTAATAAAATTTTAAATATATTGAATGAAAACATCAATGAATCCGTATTAATATGTATAGCACCTATATTGTATTTAATGATAATGCCATGTATATTTTTATTTAATCAAATATATTTATTATACTTGTGGTTTTCGAAAATGTCTTGGTTCTTCAGAAAAAATACGAATCTTTCTGGTACAGGAAAACCATCATGGGAAGAAGTAACATTGACTTCTCCTATTGATTATGGAATTGCCGTATGGTTAGTCATGATATTTATTTTTGTCTATTTCATTGGGTACCCTTTTCTCTTAGGTCTTATATTTTTGATATTATCATGGTGTATATTTTCAACTATCGCATATAAAGGTGAAATGAATGGCAAGACTATTACTGTCGAGACAATAATACAAGATGTATTAAAATATTATAAAATACCTATTATGGGATTTTTCAGTTTCTTTGTAATAATTAGCGCATTTAAAACGATGGGAACCGTTCCAGGTACATTCTCAATAATAACATTAGCATTAATATATTTTGGAATTATAACAATAGATATATTTAAACCCATAAGTAAAGAACAACTATCCAAAGTAGTAAGTTATCAACAAGCAAAAAAAACTTGTGCATTTAACCCTGTTGCAAAAGAAAAACATGGATTATTGTCTGAGTTAATTTTTGGTAAACAATCCGGCGGAAATTTAACAAAAGAATTAAAAAATATAAGTAAAACATATTTTAGTAAAAAAACTTAAAACATAAGTGTGTATTATAAATTATATAAATGGGAAAAGATAAGAAAAAACAACCAAAATATCCAACGGTTACTTTATGTACGCCAACATTTAATAGGAGACCTTTTATTCCGATGATGTTAAAATGTTATGAACATCAGACATATCCAAAAGACAAAATAGAATGGTTGATTGTTGATGATGGAACAGATAAGATAGAAGATTTAGTCACGCATATACCACAAGTCAAATACTTCAAATATGATACAAAGATGACATTAGGTCAAAAAAGAAATTTACTAAATGACAAAGCAACGGGGGATATAATTATTTTTATTGATGATGATGATTATTATCCACCAGAAAGAATAAGTCATGCCGTTAAAACTCTAACAAACTCAAAGGCTTTATGTGCCGGTTCTAGTGCGATGTTTATTTATTTCAAACATATAAATAAAATGTATTTATTTGGTCCCTATGGTCCGAATCATGCAACCGCGGCAACTTTCGCTTTTAAGCGTGAATTATTGGCAACTACCAGGTTTGACGAAAAATCTTCTGTTGCGGAAGAGCGCAAATTTTTAAAGGATTATACGATTCCTTTTGTTCAACTAGAAGCAAAAAAATCAATTGTCGTTTTTTCTCATAACCATAATTCATTTGATAAAAAGGAGTTGCTTAAACAAATGCCAAACCCGAATATACATGATACGCCAGTACTACCTGCAGATTTAGTTAAAGAAACAGATATCTTAAAATTTTTTATGGAAGATATAGATAAACTGTTAGAAACCTATGAACCAGGGCAACCAAAAAATAAACCAGACGTTACAAAACAGTTAATAGAACTAAAGGAAGAGAGGGAGAAACAAATGATTGAACACATGAAAACGCAGCAAGAACAGCAAGAAGCGATAAATATGATGAACATGATGAGTACTAACCCACAATTATTATATCAACATTTTAACGAGCAAAGACAAATAATTCAAAACCTCTCATCCGAGAATTCAAAACTAAATGAAAAAATAGTATATTTAGAAAATAAAATGAGACAACTTATTACTTCTCAAATAGAAAAACGCAAAGAAGAAAAAGTAAATGTATAACCATTTCTAACTATAAATACAGTCAAAAATGGTTTAAAGAGATATTGACAAATAAGAATATTATATAGAAATGTATTTCGGAGACCTTTACGACCCTAATGAGAATAACGACGTTACTATTGTAAATGACGAACATAAAGCCATGATTGGAGAGACAAAAAGAATGGATAGTGGTTATAATACAATCACCAGACAAATTATTCGAACGGATGGAAGAAGAAAAAACGTAAAGATTGATTTATATTCTTCGAACGGAACAGGTAAATGTATTCGAGATGCTGAGACTGGCGTGTATTATAAAAATTTAGTGGGTTCTAAAGACGAAGACCTATATTTTAAAGTTTCTCTTGCTACCGGCGAGTGTAACGGTAAAAATGGTTCAAGTACATTTTTTTATATTAGTCCAACTCATTATATGTCACATATGAGTTGCCAAGTTAGTCAAGAAATAATACAAAATTGGGAGGGAAAAAGAAATGCTCGTTTAAATGAATTGAAGAATGAATCAAGACCGAGAATTTCAAAGACAACCATCAATTAAATAAATTAACCAATTAAATTAACCAATCACTTTATAATGTTATAATTAGTATAAAATCAAATACTAATTATAAAATAGGATATAGGATATCGGATATCGTTATTATACCGTTATTATAAGGATTCTTCAAATGCTTCTTCATCGTACTCCTCTTCTGCTTCTTTATCTGTTGTACCCGTGGCATTTTCTTTAATATATTTTTCAATATATCTATAAACACGATTTATATCTAATTTGCCAATCTCATAATTTTCTAACAAGTTAATAACATCATTATCATCTCTTTTATTTTTTATATCAATGAAAAACCCAAATAGGTCTTTTTTGTCTAGACCCAATTTTTGACATAATTTTTGTATAAAAAGTGAGTTATTGTATTCTGTAGAATATTTTGTTAGCACTTTAGTAAATCGAATTTCCCCCGCGTTTTGTTGTTTTTTTGGAAAACACTCGTGATACATTTTATTGTTTTTAAATGTTTTAATTAATGAACTCATCTCATTGAATTGCCATATTTGTTTTTGAAACGTTATTCTATCTATATAATCCGCAAAACAAAAATTGTCCGTTTGATTTATATAAAATGGTATTGATTCTTTTTTATCAAATTTCTCAATAACGTCAATTATATTTTCATGCCACAATAGACCAACACTCGTTCTGTCCGTTTCATTCATCACATTATTATGCTCGCCAATTGTATAATAATTATTAATAAGTTTATTGGTTATTTTTTTTGTGTCATCACTATATGATTTTATCTGTAATATATTTTCTATTGCTTCGCTATTGAATAATTCTGGTTTATTCTTATGTAACGTAATTACGCTATTTAGTTTTCTCAAATCACCTTGAACGTAATTATTGATTTTATTTTTTGTATTTTGGTCAACCGTTGGGATTAATAAATTAATTATAATTGAAATTTCTTCTGGAGTAGGCGTTTTAAGTTCAACGGAATTGCAAACTTTCATTAACTCTTTAATTTTTTTATCAACGCGGTAGTTTCCAATACATATAATAGGATTTATTGTTGCTTCTTCTAATTTTTGTTTTTTTGTTTTTTTAGGTCGAATTAATTTTATTAAAGTGTTAATGCCTCCTTTATCTCCGTTATTCATTCCATCAATTTCATCCATAATAATCGCGATTTTTCTAACCTTTTTATTAAATAAACTCATAATATTTTTATCTGACATATTATGCTTTGTAATTTCTTCAATAACATTTGTGTTTCTGATGTCACCCGCATCATATTTAATAATATCATAGTCCATTTCTTTTAAAATATTTGTAACAAACGTCGTTTTACCTGTTCCAGGGTCACCGTAAATATAAATGCCTTTTTTAAAAAGATTATTATTTTTATTTACTTCAAAATTGTATAATATTTCTTTTATATTTTTTACCTTATCATTTCTATTAAGAAAATTGTTTATATTTAAGTCTTCCATTTATATATTTGATAAAAATCTTTTTATGTAGATTTTTTATAAATCCAACTTTATAAAAAATATATTCCATTATAAAAATATTCCATTATAAAAAATATTATACTGTGGTTTGACATGGATTGCTAACACCGTAAGTAACGCCATCCCAACTTACTCCGCATTTAGTTGCCCATGTGTATTTATTACATGTTCCTTGGACGCCTACATAAGGTGAAGCATTGAAATCCATAATTAAATGTTTTTGGCCAGTTGCTGGTGGACATTTTCCATTTCCTAAATCTTTTACATTTATACATTTAGCATTATTTCCAGAACCATCAATTGTCCAATAATCGGGGCATACCGGAACCATTGGCGGCCATTGTTGATCCTTAGTATACGTTAGAGTTGTTCCAATAATTACTAAAGTAATAAGCAATATTATAATAGCAGCGTAAAGAACTATTTTTTGAAATCCTTCCATATAAATTAAATATATATTTTTTTCTATTTGAGTAATATAAATGAATAAAACTACTAATGGACGTATAGATATTAAAACTCCTAATACTTCAACTTTATTTAAAATGTACGATAAAATCCCAGCAAATCAATGTGTAACATTTAGGAATGCTACGGAGGGGTTATGGAGTTCGACGCCTTTATCTCAAGCTTTCTTTTCTCAACAAAATATTCAAATAATACAAAACGGTATTCGCGCAGGTGTTTATAATAGGTCAAATGGTCAATACGTGATTGGTCCACAAGATTGCGACTCTTTAAAAATTGTGATGAGAAGTGTGTTTTTACAATATTCGGCGAATCAACCAAATAATTATCAGCAACAAATAACGCAATTAAATAAAATTGTTTTAGAGTATTGCATTCAACAGGTATACAGTGAAGCACAGGGCTACATGAAATATGTAGATGATGCTAGCACATTGGTGGTTCCACTTTCACATCCTGTAATGACAAGCAATAACGATAGACAACTTGAATTGAAACCATGGTTTTAAAAAAAAATAAATTATTTACAAATTTTTATATTTTAGTTTTTACTTATTTTCTTTATTAAATTTGTAGATGTGTAAAATTTTTATTCCTCAACAACCATATTTATATTCTTTTTCACAACCTTTTTTGTTACTTTTATAACTGACTTCTTCTTTGTCGGTTTAACGTCTCCTTGTTGAGCCAACGCTCTTTCTTTTTGATATTCTTTATATTCATTTTCAAGAATATCCAATTCTGTTAACCACATTTGCTGAATCGTTGTGTTTTTGATACGCTCTAATTCAGTGCTTTTACTTCTATGCTCTGCCACTAGTTTTTCCACATTTTCATCTGATACTGAATCCATCGGCATTCTTACCAAATATTTATACTCATCATCTTCCTCCATGATATCATATTTTTTTCCTTGTAACAAATTTGTAATCTCTTGTTTCTTTTTCTTTCTTAAATCAATCGTTCCCCCCAATACTTCTTGAATATATCTGACCTTGTTGGACATTATGAGTAACTCCTTTTCTAGATTTTCAATCAAGTTCATTTTTCGGTCATTATAATAACTGAGGCGAATACCAAAATAGTCGTCAATGATTTCTTCAACGCTATCATATTTCGTCAATTTATCCTCTGCGTTAAACAAGTTCATATTTGTAGTCGAACTTGTGCTGTATAATTTTAAGAGTTTTTCTAGTCCGTTACACCCGTAATCACCTGATGCTTTTTCTAGTTCATCGACTTTTCCTTTCGAAAATGTAATGACAAACTCTACAGTCGTATCTGTATAATTTTCAAATACATCTTTAACGAAGGGAACTATTTTCTTGCCTTCTTTATCCTTATCATTTTGTAGGTCATTTAATAACTCTTTAAAATCTTCGGTCCAATAACCTACTGGTAATTCCGTTACTTTAATTTTATCGGTTTCCATCTTTTCATAAGATCCTTTAAATAGAAACTTCGAATCCGTTATTTTTGTTATTGATCCAGTAAAACCTTCGTAATAAGGTAGGAATTCATTAATTGTAGAAGATGAAGATGATTCAAGCAATTTATTTTTAATATATGCTATAATTTGCGTAGGATTATAACACATTATTTCTGTACTGAAACCAGTGCCAATGCCTTTTGAACCGTTTACTAAAACCATAGGAATAATCGGCACGTAAAATTGTGGTTCTACTGGCGTTCCGTCATCATTTAAATATTTCAATATATTATCGTCTTGTTCTGGGAATAGAATTCTGGCAATTTTTTCTAGTCGTGTAAAGATATACCTTGGTGAAGACGCATCTTGACCGCCTTTGATTCTTGACCCGAATTGACCTGAAGGAAATAACAGATTAATATTATTCGAACCAATAAAATTCTGCGCCATTCCAACGATTGCTTTATTTAAACTTTCTTCACCATGATGATAACAAGAATGTTCTGAAACATAACCGGAAAACTGCGCTACTTTGATTTCGCTAGTAAGGCGTTTCTTGAACGCACTATATAATATTTTTCTTAAACTGATTTTCAGTCCATCCATCAAGTTAGGAATACTGCGGTCGCAATCATATTTCGAGAAATGAATAAGTTCTTTATTGATAAACTCTTCATAAGGAATCATTTGTTTGCTTGTATCTGCGAAACTATCTCTGTCATAAACGGTTTCTAACCATACTTTTCTGTCATCTGCGCGCTTCTTATTGAAAACCATATCAATCGCATCATCGCTGTTATGACCCGTATGTTCGAAACCGACAAATTTCTTTTCTTCAAAATACTCGCGAAATTCTGTCTTTGTGGAAGTGCCTAATCCTTTATAATATTTAATATTCCAACCTTTCGTTTCATTATTGCTTTTCCATTCTTCATATTCTCCTTCATTATAGAATTTTAATTCTTGTAAACCCTTTTTTGCTTTTAAAATGGGGGTATTCATAAATCCAATAAACCCAGGAATATGTGTTAAACTAGCCCATTCATTTTGAAATAAATTAATACATAATCCTTTAATATGAGAACCATCCAAATCCTGGTCTGTCATAAAGACAACCTTACTATATCTTAGGGACGCATGAACGTCTTCAATATTAGCATATTGTTTTCCTGATTCTAGACCTAATATTTTCTTAATTTCAGTAATCTCTTTATTTTCCGATACTTTTTTAGTCGCTTCACCGCGAACATTCATCACCTTTCCTTTTAAAGGATACACCCCAATCGTGTTTCTATCTTCGGATGATAAACCAGAAATGACACCGGTTTTTGCTGAATCTCCCTCGCAAAAGATAATCATACAATCTTTCGATTTGTCCGTTCCTGCCCAGTTAGCATCATCTAATTTTGGAATACCTCTGATAGATTTACTCTTTGTTCCGTCTGTCTTTTTAGCGGCTTTATTATCTTTTACTTCTGTTATTTGTAATGCTGCATCCATAACCCCCATCTTCGCAATCTTTTCGATGAATTTATCCGATACATCACATTTAGAACCAAACTTGGAAGAAGGTGTATTCATAAAATCCTTGGTTTGACTATCAAATGCCGGATTCTCAATATCACATCTTAAGAACAAAATTAGTTGCTCTTTAATACTATTAGGGTTGACTTTTACCTTTTTCTTTTTCTCAATAAAATCGCCCAACTTTTTAGTGATTTGATTTAAAATATACTCCACGTGTTTTCCTCCCTTAGAAGTATAAATACCGTTAACAAACGACACTTGTATAAATTCATTTGTAGGTGTTAAAGCAACGGCATATTCCCAACGACTATTTACCTCTTCATACACTCGTGGCGCCGCACCTTTTTCACCAATGTATAAATTTATATATTGTTCAAAATTTTTAGTAGGAATAAGCGCCGAATTATATTTCACTTTAATGGTCTTATCTGTAATGGCGGAAATATCGTAAACACGCTTTTTTAGCAACGCAATTATATCTGGCGTAAGTCCATTTATTCCGAGACGTGCATAATCTGGTTTAAATGTGATTTTTGTATAGGGTTTTGCTTTAGATGCTTTTGTAATTTTAGGAGGGCAAATCGTATCTAAATTATCTTTGAATTCTTGCGTATATTTTAATCCACGTATATGATCGACGGTTTCAATTTGCCCATAAGTAGACCAAATAAGCACTAACTTAAATCCAAACCCATTTTTCCCTCCAACAATCTTTTTCTCTTCCTTGTTGTAATTTGTAGATGTTCTTAAATGACCGAAAATCAATTCAGGAACCCATGTTTTATATTCAGGATGTTGAACAACGTCGATACCATTTCCGTCATTAATCATTACTATACTTCCGTCTTCTTGAATGGAAACGTCGATATAAGTAACAGGTAAAGAATTTTCTACGTTTTGTTCAATTTTGGATTGCATTCTTACGACATGATCTCTACAATTTACGATACCCTCATCGAATAACTTAAATAGTCCAGGGATATAACTAATATTTTTTTCAATAATTTTATCGTTTGTTTCATTCATAATCCACACATTCGAGTCAACATTTTCAACGGAACCGATATAAGTATCAGGGTTATCCAGAATGTGTTGCTTATCGGTCTTCTGTTGTACGTCGAAGTAAAGGGTGTTGTCGTCAGTAGCGCTCATTGTAATAATTATGTGCTTTCCCTTTAATTCAATAAAAAAAATCAATTTTTTTATAAAATAAAAAAACAAAAATAAAAAAAATAAAAAAAATAAAAATAAAAATAAAATAAAACAAAATATTATTAATATGTCACAAAATAAATTTACACCAGGAAGAAAAACGACTTGTTTTAAAGTAATAAAATATACAGCAGACTATAATAATTTATTTCCAAATTCAAATCAAATTAATTGTCTACTTACAAAGGATACATTTAAAAAAGAGATTATTAGTTCAGATTCCCCTTCTGCTAGATTAACAAACAATCAAAGAATATCTCAAATAGTTAATTATTCGAGAGGAGGAAAAACCCAATATGGAAATTTCTATTTAGGGCAACCATTAAATGTAAACTATTTAGGGAGAATGGAAGGGATGTCGGGAGGAAGTGGTGCGCCGCCATCAAACTTTTAAATGCGTTTCTAAATTATTTTTTATTTTTTTATTATTTATATTATTTTTTCTCATTTTATAGTATAATGTCTTTCGAACAAAATACTGGTTCTCGCGCACAAGTTTGGCATGGAACTGCTAAAAAAACAAAGGGTGGTTTAACAAAATCTGGTTTGATGAAGAATAAACACGGTCGCATCGTCTCTAAAAAAATGCACTTTACCGCTAAAAAACAAAACCGTCTTGTTAAGGCAGGTTATGTCACTAAGAAAGGTCAATTCGGTTTTATCAAGAACGGAACAAAGGGTAAAAAAGGCCGCAAGGGAAGTCGCAAAATGAGAGGTGGTATGGCTTTAGGTGGAAACTTATCTCCTCATACTTATAATGGTTCAGGGGTTGGAACAAGTGGTCCTGGCGTGCAATATACTGCAGGCAATGCCGCTTAAATATATAAATGCATAAATATATAAAAACGAATTATATTGTAACCTAATTATTTACTATATAATTTTACTACGTAATTTTTTACTACGTAATTTTTTACTACGTAATTTTTTACTACGTAATTTTTTACCATTTTAATCTAGTAATTTTTTATTTAACCATTCTAGTTCGATAAATTTATCATACACAATATGGTCTGACAATTTATAATATAAATATTTTTCAAAATATCGTTTACTTACAATAAATCTCAATGAATTTTTGTTGCAAAAAGTGTAGTAATAATTATAAACATCATCAAACGAAATAAGTGTTACTATATCTTTATTTGCTACATTTTCTTTAATGTAATTGAATGAACTATTTATATCTGAAATTTTATTCCATATACTGCAAGTTACATTTAAAACAAATTTATCCTCTATAATCTCTACGTTCGGGAAAAAATGTTTAAGAATCTTTAGTATATTTTCTTCGCTAATATTTCCATTCGATAAATGTAAATTTTCTTCTGTGTTTAGTTTTACCCATTGCTTAAAGAGAGAACATAATTCATCGATTTCTATTTCATTATCAAATATAGAATCAAATATAGAGTCAGATTCTGAATTAGCAGTTGTCACCGTAGTTTCCCAAAATTTTATAAAATCACTATAAATAGGTACATGTTTGCTTGTAATTCCACAAAAGGAATCACTCTCTTCATGATACTGATATTTTTCTTTAAATAAATTTTTAAGAGTGTTAGAATAAATTACGTTTGGTAGATTTGAATTAGAGAGGAATTGTTTCCAAACAAAATGAATATTTTTCCATTCCATTTTACATTCTGAAAGAGACGTAATAATATATTTATTACAAAACTCATCCACAATATTAGATGAATTCGAATTTTTTAGGTAACATACGTATGCTTTCAATTCTTCGTCTGATTTGTGTTCAATAAATTTATCGGAATTTTCATATCGTTTAGAATAATGACTAGCCACACATAACAAATCTAAGCCGATCCTTTTGAGTAATTCTCTCCAAACCTCATTTGAAAAAGTTTCATTAATTTTTATAAGTCTACAATTATCATATAAATGATTTTCATGATATTTTGTCATAAAATTATTTGTTGTATTATTTAGACCAATTGACAGTAAAGAAACGTTTTCTAATTCATTTAAAAATTGCTTCATTTTCGGACTTACTAGGAAGATTAGATTTGAATTCTTTTTATGGATATTATCACCTATAATGGTAAGAAAATATTTTGCGGCATTTTTAGAAGCGAAAAAGGATGGATATAAAACATTTAGGACATTTTGAATAGTATCGCTTTCCGGTATAGAACTAAATAGATTCCTCTCTCTTATTTGTTTTATAATATTCATTTTGGTTTTGTATTTCCATTGTAAAAGAACTCTATCCTTTGAAATAGTAGAGAGGAGTTTATGGATAACATCGTCCTCTTTTACAATAAGATATTTTGCCCCATCATATTCATAAAAGAAATTATTACTTGGCAAATAAAAGTATTTGTTTTTACTCAAAAATACTTGAATAAAAATCTGCTGTTCATTTGTTAAATAATTATTACGGATTATGCGCTTCTCGTGGAGTTTCATTTCATTATCAAGTGTATTCGGTAAATAGTTTACAATATGATTATAAATGCGTTGAGTCATATATTCATTGTCTTTATATTTATCGAACATTTCTTTCAGAGTCTCGCTACATTTTACTTCGGTTATATTATTCGTCATTCTAAGTTTTTAGCATTATGTTTTTAAATAGGTTTCCACATAATACAATATAAGAGATTTATCCATATTCCATATTTTGGAAAAAAAATATAACTATAAAATATTTAATTTTTAGCGCGTTTAAATATTTAAATTCATAAGTATTTAAAGATTAAAAAACAAAAACTACTATAATGTCCGCATTTTCTAATAAAAACCAAACGAATCCCCAAATGGAAGGAAACGTTTTAACCATTAAGACCGTTCAAATTGCTCCCTTTAGAACCCTAATGACCGCCCTTAAGGATATTCTTTTAGAGACAAATATCACTTTTGAACCGGATGGAATTCGTATTATTAATATGGATAAGTCGCATACTATTTTAGCACATCTTTATTTAGCGGCGCAAAATTTCGAATTCTATGAGTGTAAGAAAGAGAAGATTATTATTGGTGTGAATATGTTCCACTTGTTTAAGTTAATTAACTCGATTGATAATGATGATACTTTAACGATTTATATTGAGAATGCTGATTACGTAGACGGAATTGTCTCCCATTTAGCGCTAAAGTTCGAAAACGGAGAAATTAAGCAATGTAAGACGCAAAAGTTGCGATTGATTGAACCTGAACCAGAGGAACTACAATATCCAGATGTGAAGTTTGCTTCAATCATTAATTTGCCGTCTGCTGATTTCCAAAAAATTATTCGCGATTTGTCTTGTATTTCTGACAAGTTGGAAATCAAATCGGTTGGCAATGAATTGATTTTTAAGTGCTCTGGTCAGTTCGCATCTGCTGAAATTCATCGTGCAGAATCAGACGGTAGTATGGGATTTATTTTGAAGCAAGATTCATCCAAGGTTATTCAGGGAGAATTTTCACTTAAGAACTTGGGTTATTTCATTAAGTGTACAAATTTATGCCAACAAATCGAAGTCTATTTGGAGAATGATTTGCCCCTTGTTGTGAAGTATAATGTTGCTAGCCTTGGAGAGATAAAACTATGTTTGGCACAACTACCCTCATCATAAATGATTGTTTTTATTATGGAATTAGTGTTTTGGTAAGTATTTGTTTTGTTTTTTTAAGAATTTATTTTATAAAATAAAATATAATTTATATTTTATTGTATTAGTATATATGTCAAGGTTTTTTAATGATTATAATCAATATTTAGGTTCTCAAAGATGTTGTAACTTAAAAACGCAAGGTAACCCTGGACCGCAAGGGCCAACTGGACCTGCTATGATTGGACCACGCGGTAACACTGGTCCAGAAGGTGCAAGTTTTACTGGTCCAACCGGAAGAGGTTGTAGAGGTCCTACGGGTGAACCAGGACCTGCTGGTGGACCTACCGGGCAAGCCGGCCCAACAGGAGGTAGTCCATGGTCTCCAAGTTATTATCAAGGGGTAACTGGTTATACCGGAACTGGATACACAGGAGATGTAATGGTTTTTGGCGCGTTATACGTAAAGGGTGGAATAGATCCAACTTATTTAGCATTAGAACCACAACCAAGCGGTCCAGCAGGATTTACAAATCCTTTATGGGTAGATAATAGTGGTAATTTACGTTCAGATAAAATTTTATTACAATCTGGTAATGCTGGTATTAATTGTTCTTTATCACCTTACGGAATGACTGGTAGTGGACCGATAAACTTGAATGCTGATAGTATATCTTTAAACACAACGGGTAATAATATCGGTATTAATTCAGGCACCTCTGTTAATATTATAGCAACCGACGGTGTTTATTTGACTGCGAGTAACGACCCGATGACTTTAACTTCTGCTTCTTTAATGACAATAACTGGTAACGACGGACTTACTATGACTGCGAATAATAATCCTATGACCTTGAGTTGTGTTGGTGCTGCTATTTCTATGACGGCGAGTGATGATATTGGATTGACTACGGCGTTAGACGCTATAAGTTTAACGGCTGGGTTGAATATTAATTTGAATGCTCTTAATGTTAATTCTTACAATTATTCTATGCCTATTTGCTTTGAAACATATGCGACTGACGTTATTAACTACGGGTCGGGTCAAGCATTAACTAATGTTTTTACAACTAATGTTAATTTTCCTCCTGAGTTTTTTGTTGAAACTCCTAGTGTTGGTTATACTTCTACAAAGTGGCGAATTGGATTTACATTACAAACTTGGAATGCTGGGGGACAAAATAACTTAGTAGACAAAGCATTAGCATTTTATATTGATTTTCAAGACCAAGCAACAAATTTTTATACTCCAACTATTTTTACAGTAGCAACTCCATATTGTAAGCACAATAATAATTCTACTTGGACTGCTGGGGGGACTAATAGCGAGTTTCAATCTCATACTTGGACTGACTATATTGACTTTACTGGACTTGTTGGAACTAGTGTGAGTAATCTTCCATTAAAACTCTATCTGTATATGGGAAGTGATAATCCGCTCAATTTTACTTTTAAGTTATTATGTAGTTTTACGAGAACTAATGTTGTATAACTTTGTATAAAATAGTAGTAAAAGCAAAAGCAGAATTATAATGAAATAAAAAAGTATATGTATAATTTATTTTGTTATAACTTTTTTATAATGAAATAAAAAAAGTATATAAATACCCTTTACCAGATTTCATGATGACACGGCAAGAATAAGTAAACAATTACAACAGCAAACCGACCAGGAACGCTGGTATTTAGACACTCCTGGAAATGGAGATAACCCTTGTTTTACGTTAGACCCTCAAATAATTCCTCAAAAATGAGGAGGCAATTTATGGACCCATTCTGTTTATAGAGAGGGTGGTTTTTTAAGAATTAACCCATAGACAAATTAATAAGATAAATTAATAAGATAAATTATATTAAAAATAATAAGAAATATAATTTATGGTGAAACTAATTAAGATTCCGCGCAATATTTTCCAAACATGGAGTACAAAAAATATATCTAATGATTTAAAAAAAATCACTGAAACTTGGAGTACAAAAAACCCAAACTATGCTTATTTTTTATACGATGATAACGAATGCGATGGCTTTATAAAAAAACATTTTAGTACGAACATTCATACCGCTTATCGCAGATTAATTCCAGGAGCATTTAAAGCCGATTTATGGAGATATTGTGTATTGTACATTTATGGCGGTGTATATGTCGATATAGACACTATTTGTTTCGAAAATATAGACCTATTTTTAAACGAAGATATAGAATTTATGACGCCGAATGATTTAAATAATAATATTAAAATAGGAACACATAATTTATTTAACGCATTTATCGCTTCTATTCCAAAACATCCAATACTACTAGAATGTATTAATCGTGTAGTTTTTAACATTGAAAACAATATTTTACCTTATTCGAATTTAGATTTTGCTGGACCAGGCATTTTAGGTAGATCAACAAACAATTATTTAAAGTTAAATGAAACTACCTCTTTTATTGGAAAAGAAGGGATACATCAAAATACGGTATCTATATTATATTTTGATTTTAACACAGAATATGTTAGAAATGGGGAAAATATTATTTTATTTCAAAATAAAAATGGAAATTCACAAATTAAACTCATTTATGATGAAGAAATAAAAAATTCAACACATGTTGATTGGGGCACCTGTAAAAACCCAATAAGACCGATGCCATTAAATGATCCGACGACTTATAATAATCCAACAATTGTTACGATGATTTATAACATAAGGGAAAAAGAAAATAACTTATCAGGAACATCATTAAACCATAAAATGGATTATTATTTTAATCTAGCAAAAAACTTTATATTAAAATTAGATTATCCACTCATAGTATTTACGGATAACAAAGAATATATTGACATCATAAATAATGAACGTGATCCATTTAAAGAAAAAACATATGTTTTTTATCAACCACTAGAAGAAACGTATTTTTATAAAGATATGGAACAATTACATGAACTACAAAAAAAGTTCACTATTCGTAACGGGAATTTAGAACATGAAACGCCGTTGTATATTATTTTAAATAACAATAAACATTGTTTTATGGAGAAGGCTATTCATTTGAATCCTTTTAACAGTAAACATTTTATATGGATGGATTTTGGTATAAATCACGTAGCAAAAAATCCAGAAAGAATTCATGACTGGATTCACATGGTTCCCGATAAAATTAAACAATTATGTATTAACCCTTATACTGAAAATACA